ATTGAAACAATTATATGACGCAATCTATCTGTTGCCACAGTTTCTGGCAAATTGTGCTTTGCCTTTTGCTCTGCGCCTTTAACAATCTCTGCTTCATCGGCGCCGGTGAGCAATTTAACTTCGACAGAAGCTTTGCTTTTTGGTAATTGAGTAACAAAAGTCCCGCGCTCTGTAAATTCAACACCATCGCGGTTGTCTTCTTTGGCATCAATTTTATCTAAGTCAATTATTACATTATTTTCAACAAAGCATCTGTCACACAATATTGAAAATTTATACTCATTATCATAAGCATTTTTTCTTGCATTGATTAAAATTGCGCTTTTATCTCCTGGCAGTAGCGTTCTCGCTTTTATCGTTTTTTTAACAAGCAAGCTTTCTACCAATTTATCAAAAACAATTCCTTGTTTATTATATGAAGTGGATACTAATATATCCTCTTCTTTTGTGGTCATAAAATATACTTCAACTTCCTCAACTTTGTGCAGCGGATGACCTTCTGGATAAAATCTTCCACGCGACGGGAGTTTTACAACATCTGTTGGTGGTGTATAGATATTTTGTGCTTGCTGTGTTGGTTGTGCCTGCTGTACCGGCTGTGTTGGTTGTGTTGGTTGTACCGGCTGTGTTGGTTGTGCCTGCTGTGTCGGCTGTACTGGGAATTCAAACCTGTCTTTATTTCTCATTTTCTCCTCTTACAGTTTGGGCTTATAAGAAAGTTCCGCCCAATCATATTGTACCGTAACTGTGATTCCTGTTAAGTCATCGCGATTATATGCCAATTCACTAAATTTAAGATCTGATATAAAAGCGCCCTGAAGCTTCCATTCTTCGTGTATTTCCCCATCTGGCGTTAACATTTGAATAGAAACGGGGCCCAAAGATCTCATAAAATCGGTCTTACTTAAATCTTTTAACAATGTTTCGTCAATATCTGTTGGGTAATCATAAGCATGCTCTCTAAGCTTGTTTATCATAACAGCACCGACAGACTTAAACACGTCTCGTGAATAAACTTCTCTTATTGTAAAGGTTACCGGATTCCACTTAATATCTGTTGGGTGATTAAAATAATGATTTAATAATTTATAAGGTTGTGTTCCAATCGTATACGACGGCCTTGATACATCACTTATATAGGCCGCGTATAAATCATTTATCTTTAATATAAATCTATATGATTGCTGAGCTTCAAACTCTATTTTTCGATTTTCAGTGGGCATTACTAATAATTATTATTCATTAGAAAAAAGTTCATGTTTTGCATAATCATAAGTCAATGTAACAGTAATACTCATTAAGTCTTCGCTGTCATAGCCGACATCATCAAAATTAACTTCTTTTACCCAAGCGTTGTGCAAAGTCCATTTTTCAACATCTCGGCCTGCAGCATCAATAGTTTTAATTGAGATGTCGCCCTTAGTTGCGTTGACAGAGTTTAACTTTGAAAAACTTTTTTTCCAACCTTCATTTCCTTGGTTCCAATCTGAAGGAAGCACATAGCCAGCATCCTTAATCATCTGAAACATCACAGATGCAATATCTGGCTCTATCGGATCGACCAATGCAATTTGTATGTCATTATATTCAATTCTGCCAGGAAATTTAAACTGGTGGGCCATAAAATGATGTGTCGCGCCGGCTGAAACAGTTATGTTGGGTCTGCCGGCAGTTTTGACAACCCACGCAGGAATATCACCGAAACTAAGAATAAATTTAAATTTACGCTTCGGTTCAATATTTGGCGCTAGCCACTGCGGAATTGCATTTCCTTGTTTAGCCATTGGTTACTCTCCTACCTCTCCTAGTAATTAGTACTAATCCTCAAATGCTGCTCCAGTATTTGTGATAATAAAGTCAACTGCGATAAATTCAATTGCGCGGGCAGGTTTCAAAAACACCTTCGCATATAAAACATTTCTATCAATTAAATCATCGGTGGTTGTAGTTTTATCAAGTATCAGCTTGAAATCAGTTAAGCCAAAGCGAGCCTTAACATCCTGTAAAAATGGATTAGCCCTTCCAATAAATCTATCCCAAGTTTCTTGAACATTTTGTTCAAACAAGATATCAGAAGAAATTGCTGATATTCCCTTTTTCACATACAACATTAATCTACGCACATTAATACGGTCAAGGGCGCTGCGAGTTATTTGTAGTGTTTTTTGCCCAAAGATTACAATACCTTCATTTGGGAACGATGCAATTGGATTAATATTCGCATCATATAATTTATCCCTTTGTCTGGCAGTTAATCGCTCAGTAACATTCACAACTGGTAGTCCAGCGACACCACTTGAAAGCCCGCCTCGATTAAAGCCGGCCGGCGCGAACCAGGGCGCTCTAACTCTATCAGTATATGAGAAGGCGCCGAGAGCTGCAACTGACGGCGGCATAAACACCCACTTGCCAGTAATAGTATCTCTAATCTGAACCCACGGGTAATAAGTACACGCGTAACTTGAGTTCAAGCCGCGGCCTTTCAAATTATCAACTGTGGTTGTAACATTGCCATAAGACACTGCGGTCGACTCATCAATCGGCTGGAAATCTCCATTCAGATCAATAACCGCAAGAGCATCTCCTCTTGGTTCAATAGTTTCAATGAGATGAGTTGTTAGCCCTTCGTCCCAAACACCGGGAACTGAAATTAAATTAAAGTCGACAAACTCCGGGTCAGCACACATATCAATCGATTCTTTGATTGAATTAAATGCATATCCAGTTTTTTCAGTTTTACCGTTGACCTTGCCGCCAGAACCTTGTCTAAATGGGTTCTTTTCTGTTATATTAAACCCATCAGAGCCGCCGGCCAGAAGTGTGGTAAAGGAATCAATGTCCTTGTCCAAAATATCTTTGTAAGAAGCGCCGGTAGCGGCTGTAAGTGCAGTACCTTGGGTGCGGCTGCTTGAAACCCATGTATAATCGCCCGACGAACCAGAAATTACTTCGTCTAAGGTAAATGACCACATATATTCAGTATACTCGGCGGGCGAAAACTGATCATGGCCTAGGCCCTTTGATTTAACAAGATCTTTAATATCCTGATTAAATGTAGCATTAGTTTTAGATTGTCCAGTCCAAGCTCCAAAAAATGCCTGTTTTACACTCCCCAGCCCCTCTTGGGAGGCTGAAAGACGCAGTGGAACACTAGGATACATGAATCTCATGTTTTTGCCGGTGGTACCGGAGACAATTGCATGCTGGCCGTCTTTCCTAGGGTGGTTGTCGAGATCATGAGAAAATATCTTATAGCTGCCAGAGGCGCCACGAAACATCCTTCCGGTGGAGTCGAAAGTTTGTGTGCCATCGTCATGGCCGTCGTCGCCCGCTGTTGCAGCAGCCAAGTTGACATCCAGATACTTAATTGGGCCATAAACTCCAAATGGTAAGTATTCAGCATTAGAATTAGCATCCGGGTTCATTTGCACACGAATATATTTCGAACGATTTGGATATGTACCCTGAAGCTCAAGCAGCCTATCAGAGGTGTCAAAGTTTACATATTGTGTGCCTATCTTTCTTGCAATGTAATTTGGTGAATCTGGATCTAATGTACATTGACTAAATCTTTCCAAAACAACCGGAGACTTATCAGTGTCGCTAATTCTTCTAATCAGGACATCAAATGTTCCCCATTTATACCACTCATCTTTAGTATATTTGATGTTAGTAATTGACACTTTTAAATTGGTCTGGGCCCATTCGCCGTGATCCAATGCATGAAATTTAAATAACTTTTGTGTAGAAGTGCTATAATCAAAATAGTTCGTTGGATCGCCGCCGCCCTCTAAGGTTTGTGAGAAAAACCAACCGGTCTGGGGATTGCCATTGGCGTCCTTTGCTTGGACATATGGAATTTGACGATGGCCATGTTGCAAATTAGCCGTTGAGGAGTCTTGCGGGCCCAAACCAGCAATAACACCTACATATTTGGGTGCTCCAGAAGTAGTGCCACCGGCTTCTATATTTCTTATAGTTTTCGAAAAATTCGAATTTGTCGTTCCATATTTGTCATTTTTGTCAGCATTTGCATGTGCAGTACCAGAAACATGCATGTCAATGACGTTTCCATAAGTTTCCCCAAGCCAGTATATCTCCGTAGTATCTGTAATAGTGTTGTTGGTTTTTGTTGGACTAGTATTAAAAACCTTGCGAATATCATTTTTGTGGCCCGGAGACAAATTAAAAGTTATGAATTTTTTAGTTGAGGCCGCGGCGCCTTGGGCAATGACCGCTGTAAAGTTTCCGTTGCTATCAGATTCTACAGCGCCGGCGCACCCCGAGAGTGGGTGGCTAGCCGGGGTGGAGAAGTTCGAGCCGTCGACTAGAATCGAGCCGCTTGAACCGTCTAGACCAACAAGAGCCATTGATCCGGAATCAACATACCAAACTGCGGCCAGGGCGCCAGTAACATGTGTTACTGCGGCGTATGAGCCACTAAACCCTTGGCCATCGAAAACAAAAAGGCCAAAGGCTCCACCACCATCAGCATTGTCGGTGCTGGTGCCTAAATTTTCGCTTGTTTTCCAACCAGCTTCGCCACCAGAAGACTTATCTTGATGTTCCTTCCCCATTAATCTAATAACGGTGCACGTCGCTGAATTTTTTAACCAAGCTTGTGCAGCATAGGAAGCATATGTGGGCGACAACACATCATTGTTTCGCCACGGATCATCGCTCTCTGCTCCAGCTTGCGGTTCACCAAAAATTTCAACAAATTCTGCAAAGGATTCGACTCTGACCGGCCTCATGCCCGGGCCGCGGAGAGTGCGGCCGATAACCAATGGGCCGGTCGGTCTTGGTTCGCGAGGTAATTGCGAATTATCAATCTCATTCAAGAAAATGCCGGGTGAAACAAATTTAAACCTTTTTACGCTCATACTAATAATTCTCCTGAGTCTGCTTCTATTTTACATAGTAAATAGTTATTTCAAAGTCAAAAACCCTTACGGCTTAAATGGGTTTTTATCATTTTTGTGTCTTGGAACAAGTGATTCCTTTTCTTCATCATCATTAATGCTATATTCATTAATATCTCCCAATATAACTCTCTCGCGCTGAAACTTAAATTCCACCTGATTTTCTCTAATAACCATCTTCGGGGTGTCTTGATTTTTTTCTGCTCCAACAACGTATCCCAGCACCCTTAATTCTAAAGTAGTTTCATATTTTTTCTCTTCCTCTCCTAAGCTAGCCACATTGTTATCAAAGTTATAACCGCCATCCAAAAATGCTTCATATGAATATTCATTTTTTTCAATGATAAATTGACTAATGCCCCCGGTATGCACAATAATTGGCTGCAACATCTCATTCATTTGTTGCTGATAATCAGCGCGCATGTTTATTGTATATGTCATATCATAATATACTGGCATGGGTATTGTTATAGTTTGATATACAGTTTTCTTATTTGGAATATTTTTTCCAAATTTATCTTTCCATGGAAAATTTATTTGTTTATATGTTTTTAATGTGTCGGCATTTTTAAAATTCTTAGTCTTAATGTGATTCACTCTGCGATGAATTTCAAATGAGCCTTTTCTATAGTCATTTTTTGGAAAAATATTTCCCGGTATTGGCCTCTTGCCAACATCTGTTTTTGCCACCTTGGTCCTTTCTACTGAAATCATTGGAAAAATAAGAGCTTCTGAAAACGTTTCTCTTCTAACTTCTCTTTGTGCTGCTCTTTCCGCCGTCAACCAAAAAACCGGCACCTTCTTCCACCCTTCGTTTGTAGTTGCATGTATATTCATAATATCGTCGAGCCATGAAAGTACAGCAGCATCAATTGTTTCAAAAGTAGATGGTTTTAAATTTTTTATTTTAGCTGCCATTAAACTTACCCTTTCTAGCTCTCACACACTTGGCTACAATTTCATATTTCGTATCGGTTTGGCCATAAAGCTGATGGGGCTGATCTAGTTTAACAATTTCATAAAAAATATTACCATATAAAACAAAATCACCTTCTCTCACAAAAAGATCCTGATCTTCTGTTAATCTTCTTTTGTGAAAATGAACAGTCAAAGAAGACTTTTTATCTACGCCAAATTTACCAGTTTCAGTTGTCAAGCCTTCCCAGGCAATAAGAGCATAAACTCTAATAGGCGGCAAAAATGTTTTTTCAATTGCTTCGCCATAAGTTTCATGAAAATTTGTATGTGTAGCGCTTATAGGATAATAAAGGATTGTTTGTCCAACAACACGCTCGATAATTTCATCACTAACCTGCTTAATAAAATCTTTTTCTTTTTTGCCTACAAATAAAGGCGGCGGCGGATTAGCTGGTTGTGTCCATTCGTTTTTTTTACCTTTATCTGCCATTACTTATTTATCCCATAAAAATAGGCAAAGGCACAAATGTTTGTGTTTTTGCAGTTGTTTCTGCAATTGCCGCATCTCTTTCAGCTAATTTAGCATATGTCAACTCATCAAGAACTGTTTTTAATTCTTCTCTAAGTTTATCTTGCTCCTCCTTTGCTTGGCCCAACAAATCTGAAGCGTTTAACGTTAAAGCTTCCCCGGGAATTGGTATTGAGCCCCCAAACTTACCACGTATGTGTCCCAGCATCTCTTTACAAAGAGCTAAAGAAAATCTTCTAATCCACTGTTTGCCAATGCTGTTAATATTTTCATATGGAACATTTACAAACGGCAAAGTGTTCATATTATTAATACCTTCAGCGCCTGTTCTTCGATCTGCATATTCTTCCCATGGGTCTTTAGATATTGTAAAGTGGACCCAAAATTTTTCATCCTGTAGGGCGGAAGGCATTGGATATAATCGTATTTTATTATTATGAATTTCATACGAATAATTAGAAATTCTCGTTCTAATGCTATCTTCATATTGAATAGCTTGCAATTTATTTTGCCAAGTCGGAACAACTTCAAAAGTTGAGTCATCTGCATATTGGCCATATGTGGTAGCATTACCAATTACATTTATGCCACCATAAAATGCATAAAATCTCCATTGCGCACGGGGAGTAACATAATAAACTCTTCTAATTGTTATTTTCTTATTACCAATTGAATCTCCGGAGTCCATATTAATGTCTCCGGACGCGGCGCTGCTTGAAATAATACTTTGCAAATCATAGTCCTGTTGACTAGACGATGTTGCAAATGAAGCTGAATAGAGTGTTTGATCGCCGCCGGCGTTTGCCTCGGTGGCGATTCCGCTGTTGGCGCGCTGTGAATATTCAAAAGTAAATCTGGGAAATTTAAGTTCCACATTTTTATTTTCTAAGCTGTCGCCTGATTTTATTTCGCCGTCGCTGTCAAAAGATGCGGTTGTATGGCCCAACAAATCTCCCAATGAATTTTTAGCTTGATGAACATTGATCAAATACGAATATTCTAAAACCGCTTCCTCATAAGCAGCAAAAACATTTTCTTTGGTCAATTCAACATCTAATACATCGCCGCCAAGTTTTTTATATGTATAGGCAACCTGATCCGCGGCGCCTTGATAAAACGTTATTACGTTGTACACTCCAAATGGATATACAGCAGCTTCAGCGGCTTCAGCCGTTGTTATAGACGGCAATGCAATTTTGCTTGTTGTGCTAATAGGTGTTAAAGTTGGTATTGGCATATGTTGTGCACCCCCTTATTTAAATAGTTTGAAACACAAAGAAAAGCCCCGCTTTAACCGAAGCTAAAGCGGGGCCCAACTTTTATTGACTACAAATTAGCCAAGAAGGTCTTTGACATATACGACACCGTACATATCAGGACGAACCATCTTCTTCGCATAGCGAGTCATGACACCCTTACGGGGCACGAAATCTTCTGGCCCAAAGATAGTCGGCGTGACCTGCAATGGCACATATGGTGCATATACATAGCCACTCTCAAGGAAGCTGCCTCCCTTGCGACCAACCAAGATAACATTTCTCAGGAAGTAGGGGTCAACATAAACGTCCCACTTCTTCGAAACACTACCAACTTTAGTTGCGCCAGCAGTGCCAGTATCAGCGTCAACAGCAATCGAAGCACGGAAGCCAGCGGTCATCTCCAGAACACTGGCAATTTCGGGGCCGCAAACCATGAAGTTCGCGCCGCCACGAATGGTCTTACGATGGATACGAGCCGAAACATCATTAATAGTTTCAAGCAAAGTCTCGTACCACTCGCTAACCGTACCCGTGAAGTCAGCACCGAGCAACGACTCATTTGAGTAGCTGCTAATATCGGCACCAGTCTCACGATTCAGGAATCGCCCTGGTCGACGTGACCAGTAAAGCTTGCCGCCCGTAGCACCCTGAACAAGGTCGTTAAGAACCTCACGATCAATCTCTAAAGCAATTTGCTCAGAAAGAATTGAAGTAAGCTCAACCTCGGCATCCAAGTTATGGTATGCGTTGAGGTCTTGACCTAATTCTGGCGACCACTTAGCCTTGAGCTTCTTGGTCATCGCAGTAACGCTAATTGAGTCGACCTTGATGTCGATCTCGGGGATAGCGGTTTGATTCTCAAGATCCCACAAAGCAGTACCAGCAACAGCACCAAGTGCATTGCCACCAGCGCTGTCTTCAGCAGTCGGCGTACCACGGAAATTGTCTTCAATCGGAATAATAGCCGTATCAACACCACCGGCGCCGCCAGCAATACTGTGCGAAACCTGTG